ACTGGCAGACAGCAACAACACGGGACTGGAAGGACAGCAATGCGACAGTACCTCCGAGCAGAGCGAACCCATCAAAGCAAACACTTGGGCAACGGGTGGCACACGTTGGCCTTCCAGACCAAGCGAACCCCAGCACGACTGGGAAGAGCCAAGGGTCACAGGGAAAGCTGAATCCGGACTGGGTCGAGCAACTAATGGGGCTTCCAGCAGGGTGGACCGACTTAGGCTCTTGGGCAACGGAGTAGTACCAGCCACAGCAGCTAAGGCATTCTTGACTTTATCACAACGATTAATCAACCAATAACAACCAAACAGGGCGCAGCATCTTACACTGCTTTATTATTATGCACGAATTATATGTAGCAAATCAACTATTAGAAAAGCATCTGCCAGATGCAGAATTTGATCGCCTAGTCAAAGGCCAAAAGCTTTTGCACGATTGCAAACAAGGTAACTTTGACAAGTTGCGCGACATGGGACTGATCAAGTTTCCAAAGAAGCGCAAAGAATATACACTAACATCGCCGGAGAAAGAAAAAGAGATCCGCGAAAAGTGCGACGAGATTAATCAACTGCGCGAAGATGGCATGCTGGCTGCCCAGGCTTGCAAACATGCGAATGTGCCGTATCAAACATATGCTGACTGGTGCAGCCGATTTGACATTGAGATTCCATCACGCAAAAAAATGGTTGAAGTGAAAAGAGTAATTGAACTAGTCAACGAAGGCAACCGGATCAGCAAGGTTGCGCAAAAGCTTCATCATTCGATTTACTCAATCAACTGCGCATTAGCTGACAAGGGATACAAATACAACAAAAACAAAATGGAGGTGGTAAAACTATGACAATTACATTGCCAATTCCTGCACGCAATCTTGCGCCAAATGTGCGCACGCATTGGGCGCTAAAGGCTCGATACACGAAAGCGGCGCGCCGTCTTGCTAAGTTTGAAACATGGCAGCAAGTCGGAATGATTAAGATCAAAGCATATCGCTTAGACTTTTACTGGCCGACAAAGCGACGCCGTGATAAGGATAACGCCACTGCCATGTGCAAAGCATACCTGGATGGCGTATCGGATTACATCAAGCAAGATGACTCCGAATGGGACTTTGACGGAGTGCGATTTGCTATTGATGCAGACAATCCAAGACTGGAAATTTTAATAACTGAACTATGATCTATACTTACAAAGTGACAAATCACGCCGGATCAACTTGCTTCCGCGGAACTCTTACAATGTGCGCAAAATGGATTGCACGGACTAAAAACACAAAACAATACGGAATAAAAAAACTATGAATGCAGAAAATTATAATGAATTTATTAATACAAAGCGAAAGCACTCGGCCAATTATGGATTTGATCCATTGCCGATAATTGCGCCGCTGTTTGGATGGCAAGCGCACGTATTACGTTGGGCGGTCCATAAAGGCCGCGCGGCATTATTTGAGGATTGCGGTCTAGGTAAGACAGCGCAGCAACTTGAATGGGCGTCGCAAGTATTTCGAAAAACAGGTGGCAGCGTATTGATTATTGCACCGCTTGCTGTTGGCGAGCAGACAAGGCTTGAGGGTGTAAAGTTTGGCGTTCAAGCAAGCGTTGTTTCTGATCACTCAGAGATTGGAGGTCCTGGCATATATATTACCAATTATGAAAAGCTGGATCATTTTGAGTGCGGCGACTTTGCTGGCGTCGTCCTTGATGAAAGCTCAATTCTTAAAAGCTTCACTGGCAAGACTCGCAAATCATTAACAGAAGCATTTAAGGATACTCCATATCGTTTATGCTGCACAGCGACGCCATCGCCTAATGATTATACTGAGTTAGGCCAACACGCCGACTTTCTAGGGATTTGCACACCGGCGCAAATGCTTTGCACGTATTTTATCAATGACACGTTCAACACTGGCGACTGGCGTTTAAAAAAACATGCGGAAGATCAATTCTGGAAATGGCTCGCGTCTTGGGCCGCTTGCATATCAAAGCCTTCCGACTTAGGTTTTCCTGATGATGGATATGATTTGCCGCAATTGCACATGAATGACATTACAGTTGAAGTCGATCAAAGCGAAGAGACTGGCGATGATCTTTTTCGTATTGCAACACTTAGCGCGACGACGATGCATAAAGAAATGCGACTCACTGCGCCAGCTCGATGCGATGCAGTTGCTGATATGGTCAATAACTCATCAGAGACATGGATTGTATGGTGCAACACTAATCTAGAAGCTGACGAACTGAAAGCTCGCATTCCGGACGCCGTAGAGGTGCGCGGGAGTGATAAGCCAAGCGTAAAGCGCAAACGCCTTGCCGACTTCTCAAATGGTGACGCTCGCGTCATTATCACAAAGCCAAGCATCGCCGGATTCGGCCTTAACTGGCAACACTGCTGGAACGTCGCATTTGTAGGACTCAGTTACTCATTTGAGGACTTCTACCAAGCTTTGCGTCGGTCATATCGATTCGGACAAACTAAAGAAGTAAACGCATTTGTGGTCCAAGCAGAAACCGAGGGCGCAATTATTAAATCTATACAACGTAAAATTAAACAGCATGAAAAAATGCAATTATCTATGAAAAAAGCAGCATCAGAACTAAAGACAAGTGAATCAGAAACAATCGACGCAAAGATCGACGTAACAACTCACAATGGCGACGGATGGACCGTGCATCATGGTGATTGCGTGCGCGTAGCGCGTGAGAAGATTGCAGACCAGTCAGTGGGCTTTTCCATATTCTCGCCTCCATTCGCTGACCTGTTTACTTATTCGGCAGATCCGCAAGACATGGGCAACTGCGAAGACATGTCAGAATTTATGCGACACTTTGACTACTTGATTAAAGAAATGAAGCGCATCATGATTCCGGGGCGTGAGGTCGCTGTGCATTGCGTCGATCTGCTTTCTACCAAATGGAAGCATGGCAGCATTCAATTGCAGGACTTTAGCGGCGAGATCATTCGCGCATTCTGGAAACATGGATTCCTGTTTCATTCGCGCATTACTATATGGAAATCGCCAGTGACTGAAATGCAACGGACCAAAGCGCATGGATTGCTTTATAAGACACTAAAAAAAGACAGTTCATCAAGTCGTGTTGGCGTGCCAGACTACTTGCTTGTTTTTCGTGCGCCGGGCGAGTCGGCGGTGCCTGTTACTAAGTCGCCGGAAGATTATAGCGTTGATTGGTGGCAGGAAGTAGCATCGCCGGTATGGATGACCGTCGATCAAGGGCGCGTGCTGAATAAGGAAGGCGCTCGCGACAATGCCGACGAAAAGCATATATGTCCACTTCAACTCGACGTTATCGAGCGCGGCATTGAGCTATGGAGCAATCCAGGCGATCTTGTTTATTCACCGTTCACTGGCATTGGATCAGAAGGCTATGGCGCGTTGTCATTAGGGCGTGAGTTCGTTGGCAGTGAGCTGAAGAAGTCATACGCCGATCAAGCTTGTGGCAATCTTAAAAATGTTAAAGCGCAAGGCACTCTAGCACTAGTATAATAATAATTAAATGCGGCACGTCTTATGGCGTGCCGCTCTTTATAAATGATAAAATTTTCTACATTTAAAACGGTGCGCGACACTGCGCCAAGCGATGAGATCACGTCATTGCAGTTGGTAAAATGGATCATAAGCAATGACCAGAGGCAATTGGTTGAAGAGATCCGCAGCGCACCAGACAAAGACACGCGCAGCCGATACAAGGCGGCGCTGCCAGCAGTGACAGCGTCAGGCGTCTTTTCCAAGCGGGCGGCGTCTGCTTTGATCACTCACTCCGGCATCTTAATTGCCGATCTAGATACGGATGAGAATCCGCAACTGATCGACGCAAAGCAAATGGCAACCATTCGCGAGAAACTACAAGCAAGCGACAAGACGCACTTTGCCTTTGTATCTCCATCTGGCGGCCTAAAGGTCGGCGTTAAGATTGACGCAAACGACGCAGATACGCACAAGGCGGCATTTGCGACCGTGCGCGATTGGTTTGCTGATTCGCATGGCTTAGTCATTGATGAAGCATGTAAGGACGTATCGCGGCTTTGCTTCTTATCTCATGATCCGTCGGCATATTATAATGCCAAGTCAAAAGTCATTAAGACCGAGGCGGCCAAATCACAAGCATTGCCATTTTGGGCAGTCAAGCCGTCAAAGGTTGCTAGTGATGGCACATCGCCAGGCGATCAATTCAATGAGAAAGCAGACGTGCCTGGATTGCTACAGTCGCAAGGATGGACCACACGCAATGGCAAACATTGGACGCGGCCGGGCAAGTCTGGCGGCATCAGTGGCACATTTGGCGTCGTCGGTGATCGTAAATTTTATTGCTGGACGTCGTCGGCCGCACCGCTTGAAGCTAATGAGTCTTATTCGCCGTTTGCATTGTTTGCTATGTTTCACCATGGCGGCGACTTTAAAGCGGCGGCAACGGCGCTTGCTGCTGAAGGCTACGGCGAGCAATCAATCGAACAATTGCCAGCAGACGTGGTTGCAACCATTGATCAACTTGTAAGCAATGCGCTGCAAAAAGAGGCTGACTCATGGTTGCCACCTATTACCGAAGCAGAAGAAGCA